CTGCGGCAATAACATAGTCGCCGTAATTCACAAACCGCCAACGCTCGCCAATGCTGGCATCAAGCGTGTACCCGCCAACTTTGCTGATGTCGGTTAGTGAGCTGTCAGTCGTGTCAAACTCATACAGCTTTGTGCTGTCGCCCGCAAATATTGAGCCACTGCCGTCCGACGCCTTAACAGAGTAAATGCCAAGGATCGTGCCTGTGGCCGCGCCAGAATAAGGCTCAAAGCTGTTCAGGCTGCGATAGCCAGACGATGCAGGCACCACGTTTGTCGCCTCAACAACACCAGCGTTTGAAAAGTCAGGCTGGTCTGGTAGCCATTCGCCAAAGTTAATCATTGCCCTAACCACACTCCAGTTGAACCTGCCTGATCTGACCATATCGCTGCGGCGTCAACCGCGTCAACCCAAGTTGCGGCGGTGTCTGACACGTCAGACCATTCCTCGCCAAGTATCTTACCACTAACTGTTGTCGAGGTGGCAATGCTTGGATTTGCCGCCATAACAAATGTGCCGGTTGGGTACCCAGACGCCGACACAGATGTGCCTGCCTGCCCTGAGGCAATAAACACCATATTGTAATTGCCGGTAGCCGTAACCGCCGCAGTCTCTGATGCGTCTACTTTCCGAAGCCTTGTTAATATTGCGGCATCTGTGATGGCAACGCTTACCGCCGCCGACACTTGTCGTATAAATGTTATGGTGGCGTCAACTGCCGCTGCACCTGTCACGGACGCGGCGAAAGCCAGAATCCTGCTGGCGCTTGCAGAAGATGATGCTGACAAAGATACAGCCGCGACTATTGTGCGTATCTTTGTCAACGATGAATTTGCTGTCGCGGCTACACTGGCACTAGCAGTCGCCAAGGTAAAGTCGAGCGCGTCTAGCTGCTCAAGATTACCAAATTGGTCAAGACTGTCTAGGCTTCCCCAGCTATCTAGTTCCTCTAGCGTAGCCATCAGCTACACCTAAGCCGCAGTTACGTCTAGGTCGCCAATAGCAATTTTCAGGATGTCACCAACGTCAATTGTCTTTGCGGTTGTGAACGATCCGTGAATTAAAAGATTGCCGCCGGATAGCGCGTCAAAAATGCCAAAATGCGAAATTGACCCCCAAGAAGAACCAGTCGCAGGATTGAACTCAATTGCCCCGCTGTTACTTGTTGTGCCTGAGGCCGCCACGCTGAATGTGGCGCTCTCACGCGCATAGTTGCTGCCGGAAAGCTCAGTGCCGCTGTTGTCGTCGTTAAACGATGCAGTCGACAGCCCGACGTAGACAGTGGTCGGCATTGTGTATGCGCCGGTTCCAAGGATGTGGTCGAGAATTTCGTTCTCAAGATAGTCACTCATTGCAGACATAATTTAAGTCCCCGCTGCTTGCGATTGCCGTTGATAAATGCTGCTGATTTGCAGCGAGCCTGTGCCGTAATGGGCGCGTTGATTATCTACTTTTATTTGTGCCAAGGCCTTATCAAAGCGAGCCATATATTGAGCCGCCCTAGTCTCATCAAGAAGGTAGGCATAAGCCTCAGCGAGAGAGCCATACAGATAAGCATCAGGCGACCGGCTCAGGATTGTGTTTGTGAGGTTTGTCGCAGACAGCGCCTCAATTGAGCCGATATAGACAATCTCCATTTCGTATGTGGCGTCAGGCACAGGGCGAAGTTTTATCTCATCGCCCACAATGCTGTAGCCCTTGGGCTTGCCGCCACCATCTGATGCGTATTGCTCATCCAGCGCGACAGGGCTGTAGTATCTCAAAACAGTCAGCGGCGCGGTGTTTAGCTTTACCTCTCTGACCTCTCTTAGGTCAGTTGGCAAGCTCAGATATTCATTGCCTGACACAGTGTTTGCAGTTGCCCGCTTTTCCTGACTGCGTGTCTCCAGCTCGCGGCTCATAGTGGCCTCAGCCAGTGCAATAAAGTCAGGGATTTGCGCGGTCAAGTCAGAACGCGCCAAGAAGTTGGCTATGGATGTCTGCAAATCTGTGTAGGTCGCAATTGCCATTATACGTTACCGCCGCCTGTCCTGAAGTCTCGGTTCTCGCTATTATTCAGCCAAGCCTTCCAGCCCTTTGGGTTTTCGGCTGGCGTGCCTAGTGTCTCTAGCAAGTGATTATACACGACATTTGGTATTTCCGCTACATGCGACATATGGCGCTGGGTATTGCCAATCATGCTGCCCTTTGAATAGTCGTTATTCATCTGCCGGTTTAATTTAATCAATGTGTCAAAGCGCTGGGTCGTCTCAATGATGTCTGTGCCATCAGAGCGCTGATCCATAACCACTTCTTTTGCGGTGTGAGGATCGGTGTATAAAATTCGTTTCATGTTTTCCCCTTATGAAAGAGAGGGGGCAGTCGCCCGCCCCCTCAGATTTATTATGATCCGTTAAGATCGAAGACAACCGCATGTGCCTTAGGCGCGGTAGGCTTAAGCGCCCACTCCGACACCAGATGGCTAGTCTTTGCGTCGCCGTCCTGACTCAACTCCTGCTCAAGGAAGTTACGTCCGTTGAGTGTGCAGAGAGACACAAAGTCTGGGTCAATCAAGAACACACGGTCGTTACCCAACAAGCGTGATGGAACAGCCTCAACAGTGCCGAAATCTGTCAGGAACACTGATGTTGAACCGACGTATGTGACTTCCTTGGCGGCAGTCATGTTAACGTCGTTTGACACCAGATTGCCTGAAGCAGACAGGTCTGAGAAGTTCGCACGGTTGGTCGCTGACGCAATCATCAGGCGAGGGTTTCCGCCGTCTTCCCACGCATCCTGCATCCCATCTTCGATGAGGGCAAGTGTCAATGGGCGTGCGGTGCCTGAGGTGATTGTTGTTGTGCCGTCGGCACCAACAGCAAAGGCCCCGGTGGCACCCACACTACCATTTGACATCCAGCAGGTCAAAGAAGCTGACTTGCGTGGGTCTGAACCGTCGCGTGCGACGTCTGTGTCACCGATTGCTTTTTCGATGTCCCGGCGAAGCTCAAGTGCTTTTAACACTTTTTGGTAATTGTGTTCACGTTCACGGCCCGCAGAATCGACTGCATCCAGTGTGCCTGATGTTGCAAACACCTTCTTTGAGATTTGGTGGTAGTTACCAATCCGTGCAGTTGGTGTCGCCGCAGCAGTTGCGGTGGTTGCACCTTCGTTGTGGTAGTTAGTAGTTGACGCGGCGGTCAGCTCCTGAACTTGCCATTCGACGAAAATGCCGTTTGATGTTTCTTTTTTCACATTGGAAAAAATTGGTGTTTCTGCCGGATCAATCCGGTAGATGATGTCGGCAAGTTGCTCTTTCTCACCAACAGCGTTTTGAGTTGTAAAAACAGCCATTGTTTTGTTCCTTCGGGTTATCTACCCATCAAAAATTGTACAGCAGCGTCAACGGTGCCAGCCTTTTCAAACTGTTCACGCGCCTTCCGCCTTGAACGATTAGCAACTTCGCGCTTGGTTGCCGGTTGCCCTGCCTTGGCCATCTTCGGTGCTTGGCGAGTGCGCTTTTTGGTTGTGGGTTTCTTTTCCATTAGATTGTCCCACTTCCACGCTTTGTAGAGAAGTTCGATCGCGCGTGCATCGCTCGCGGATGAAATTTCTTCCTCGCTAAACCCGACACGCTTCTGTGCGTACTTAATGACTTCTTTCCGTTCAAACTCGCGGGTCTCGTCATTACGCCACTCAGGTATGCGCTCAAGCATTTCGGCACGTTGGTTAGTGAGGTGCTGCTTTAATTGCGCCTCATGCTCCTGCGCCTGTTGTTGGGCAATTCTCTGACGCTCTGCTGCAACTTGGTAGGCTTGCTTTTGTTGCTTGTCCCACTCTGTCTTGGCAAAGAAAATGTCGTCAGTCGAATAGCCCTCATTCTTCAAGGCTGACCAGTCAGGTTCCTCAGTGAGGTTTGTCTGCTGGAGTTGGGCTTGCAGTAACTCAAGTTGCTGCGCGTAAGCGTCTCGGAGCTGTTTTGTTTCGGCTGCCTCAGCAGCAAATGCCTTGCGTTGCTCGGCCAGTTCCATTGATCGCTTAGTAAATGCCTCCTGACGTTGGTAACCCTTGAGAGCTTCTTCAAGGTTAACTTCCACTTCCTTGCCGTCCACCTTTACGGTGTACAGCTTCTCAGTGGGTTCCTCGTCGTAGTCCTCGTTGTCATCATCGTCGTCGTAGGCATCTTCGCCGTCATCAGCCTCATCATCATAGTCGTCATCTTCGGGGGCATCCTGCGCCTGATCTTCGGATGAGACTTGCGCCTCGGCTTCGGGCTGTTGAGGCTGTTCTTCAGCCTCATTTCGCTCATCTGTAACGGTGTCCTCGGTGGGAGTGTTCAGAAGGCTAATTGCGTCATTCATTGAAATTGCGTCGGTTCCATTAGGAGTATCGACCATAATATATCTACCTTATCTCTTGTTAAAAGTGGAGCGCCTCTTGACTTCGTCAATTTGCGATTGCGCCATCTTACCATCCGATATCACCGTTTGAAAATACCCCTTTAGGGCTTCAAGGTTCTGGCTCAATTGGTAAATTCGCTCTCGGTCTTCGGCCTCACCTATGCCGCTTGACTTCCAAGCCTGAACAAACTGGCTCTCCAGATAGTCAAACGCCTCGGTTAACAACTCGTTTCTAAGCAGCGCCTCAGCCTTCTCAGCCCGCAGCACCGCTTCCCTCGCCTTACCTTCGTTCATTTTTTTCCTAACTTAGTAATGTGTATCCGTCTGTCGGATATGGCCGCTTAAAGTATTCTGGCCGGTATGCGCTCTGCTGCCTAAACGCAGTGTTTGCCGCAGCAAAATCTGAAGGCGAACCAAAGCCCGCGCCGTACCGTTGCTGGAACTGAGGCAGATTAGTTGGAGCCTCATCGAGCAAGCCCATACGCGCATACCCACCCGGCTGAAACGGAACTTGTGGCAAGCTAGGCTGGTCGCCCATAGAAGACCTTGTGTCTAGGCGGCAAGCCTGCATGTCTTCATCGAACATATAGCCCTCGTCGCATTGGCCGGTCGCTGGGTCTACTGGCTTGACTGGTGGGCGGTCATCGTAGCCGCCTTGCATGTCGAGAATATCTGGTCTTGGGTCTACACCTTGAATTACATTTCCAAATTCGTCAGTAATTGCCTTAATGCCTGATGTTGTCCTGCCAAATGGGTCTCTCCCTGTTGGGCCGCGCAGGTTGCGAGACTGTAACGCAGCTAATGCAGATGGCTCTAAGCCAGACCCTATTTCTCTTGGCGTAATACCGATAGAGCTAAGTAGCCCCTGCGGGTATCCTGTTGCTGATGCCGCGAGATTTCTGACGTTTTGCAGGGCGAGGTATCCAGCTACAGGGCTGTAAGACATCATTTCTTTGGCTTTAGCTTCACGCCGAGACAGGTCATAAAGGTCTGCGTTTAATTGCTTTAGCGCATCAATCTCTGACAATTGGCCAAGACCCATAATGGCGTCTCGGGACGCTTGAGTGCCGGTATCGAAGCCGCGCAACTGAGAGATTTGTTCCTGTGTTGGGTCAGGAGTGCCATAATCTTTTGCGGTGGCTCTGGATATTGTTGAAGCAGGCGCGGCAGCAGCAGCAATATTATTAAGTGCGGCGTTTACGGCAGCAGCATCAACACCTCTATCGCTAGCTACATTACCTAACCCCGCCATCGCCTGAGCTTCGGCAGCAGCTTGCTCTTCTGCCGCTAAACCTGAGTAGGCGCCAGCAGCAACATCATTCATAAAGCTATCAGAGTCACCGCCATAAACATCGTCTACAAAACTTTGCTCTCTCGACCTCATTTCATTTGGATTAGAACGGTCAGGTTGGCCTCCGCCTGCTCCACCGCCATCATCGCTAGAGCCAAAGCAGAACATCTGACGCTGCATATGCTCGTTATAGTCAAAACCATCAATTAGATCGCGTGAACGCATAACCTGACCTTCCTTTCAATGATCTTAACCATTGACCTTTAATTTTGTTGCCATATCTTTTGCCAAGTTCATCCCTGACATATTTAACCCAGCTCGCCTTTAATCCAAATGGCGAGACGATGTCTGGAATAAACAGGTTGTCGCCAGTCTTCCATTCATCAAAACCTATTGAACGCTCACCAGCCACAAGTTGCTTTACAGCCTCGTCACCGACAAACGCGTAAGAGAAAAACGCCACCGGCTTGCCATTTTCTCTTATCAAAAAATACTGCCCCTTTTCTATGGGCTGTAAGAAAAACCGCTTTAGCGCCACCATTCTCCAATTATTATAATAATCGAAAAAGCTGGCTAAATATACCACCTCACCAAAAACGCGGTTTATCTGCGATCCCATTACTACGCTCTAGGCAAATTCGTTGATATTTCGGCGTCGGTTACTGCCTTAGCAATACGCAGTTCAGCCTCAGCTTGTAGCTCCTGCTGACGCATCTGCAATTCCATTTGCATCTTCTCGCGCTCCATCTGAAGCTCGGCCTGCATCTTCTCACGCTTCAGCGCAATGTCAGCCTCAGCCTTTTGCTGCGCGATCTGGATGTCGGCCTGCGCCTTCTGCTGCTCTAGCTGCATGAGCTGCTGCATCTGCTGCTGCTCAGGTGACGGCTGCTGCTGTTGACCGGCTGCCTGCTGTTCCTTGGCCGCCATAAACTGCGTGACTTGCTCAGGCGAGTTAAAGAACAGGCTGCTATCCTTGAAGCCGCCAACCTCAGTGATTGAGCGCAGGGTGTTAACGTACTGCTGCGCCGTCACAAGCGGGTTGTCCTGACCTAACTGCATCAGAATTTGCTCTTGCTTTGACGCGATCTGCGTCAGGAAGGCAATCTTTGTCTCGTCGTCAGTCGTTCCTAAGCCAACCTGCACGACAGTGTCAAACTGGCTCGACCACTCGGCTGGGTTGATCGGCACAAACTGATTGCGAAGGCGCACGATCTTTTCTTTGTTATCGTGCTTTAGCACCAAATGCAAAATGCCTTTAAACAGCGCCTTGACGCCTGTCTCTGCCATTGTCCTAGCATAAGATTCCAGCTTAACCTGAGCGCCGCGCACGGTCGCTGAGACTGCGCTGGCGGTGCTTGACTGTAGGCTGTTAGCGTCAAGCCCCTGAGATGCACGGCTCATGCCTGTGCGCTGCTCTTTTACTGTGTCCAGATAATCCATCAGCGGGCGGATTTCCCCGCCTACGGATGCGCCTGTTAGGGCTTGGATCATACCCGGTTGGCGTGTACGGATTACACCGCCGGGTGAGCCGTCAAGCAGATCGTCGAGGTTCACCTGACCCTCAACCGCCGCAATGCGTGGCAGGGTAGATGAGTAGACGCTGTCGAGATACTGGCGCATCAGCGTTGACTTAATGACCTGCAAGTCCTCGGTCATGTCAAAGATGCTGCGGCCAATCAAACGGTGCGGCATCATAATAGGCGACACACACGCGAATGGGATGTGGTCAAACGGCTCATTGTGCAAGATGTGCTTGCCCTCGGCGCCAATCGCGCAAATGCGCCGACGCTCGGCAATGCCGTCGCCGTCGTAATCCA